TTTGACCCTGTGACCGTCACCAATTGGTCATTCGTGCTTCCTGAAAGCGAAACACCACCACCACCGCTTGCAGCACCGAACTCCAAGGCTGTGCCACCACTGTTGACCTTTAATACTTGACCAGCAGTTCCCATAGCAAGCGTGCTTAAGGGAAGTTGCCCTTGACCTATGAGAAGGCTGTTGACAGGAACGGTGTTCAGCCCTGTGCCGCCCTCCGTCACGGGAAGCGTGGGGATGTTGTCTATGCTCTCATAGATACCATCGGCTATCTGCTTGAAGTTCCAATCTCCCTGCACCGTTGGTCTTTTGACCGACTTGATCTTAGCGGAGGCCACTTGCATACCTTCTGCTGGCCCGTAAAACCTACCACCGTCCCTTATTACCAACTCGTTGCATTCTAAGGTCTTACCCGGTTGTATGCGACAGTAATATGTGCTATCGTCACCGGCTTCTATGATGACCTTGTGATATTGCACGTTGAATGTATTTGTCGTGTTGTTTCCAAAGTTGCTGTAAACATCACCGAACACAGGCAATCTAAAGTTTGCGCTGCCCGACTTGAATCGGGCTGTGGTGTGTCCAAACTGAAATGTCTCGCCCACAGATGTCAATGCCTCAAAGAAGAACTCCTTGTCATAGTCATGCACGTTTCTGCTGGTGCTGGTCACGCTACCGCCGGACCAATTGAGCATATCAACAGACCCGTATGTGTTGAATGCCGTGGCGTTGGCATCACTTGTAATGAATTTAGCGTGGACCGTGCCTATGTTTGTCATGTTTGGATATACACCATCAACCAGCGTCATTGAGTTAGTGCCGCTATCCTGTGTGAAGTCAAAGGTTATCCTACCACGCACTGTTTCGCTTGAGAACATACTCTCACCAGCATTCAAACCCAACTTTATGTAAGCATCGGGAACGCTTGCATCGTTTGTGCCATCGCCGTCATACACGGTAAACTGCGTGCCGCTTCCATCGAAGACGAATGTAAATGTCTGTGCGAAGGCAAACACCGTATGTTCATTTACGGTAAGAGTATCTTTTATCGTCAGTGAACTTGATGCTGCGGTATTGAACAAAGTCGATGCTGTAAGACCATCCTGCACCGTTATAGATTTGACTGTGAGGCCATTTGCGGTAGCAAAGTCACACTGATTTGCTAATGTAGCAGCATCAAAGAATAAATCGTCAGTATCTCCGGGTGCAACAGTGCGTGCGGTGATACCACCGCTTGTAGTCATCCAATTCTTTTCGTCGCTGAATTGCTGTGATACGCCACCTTTCCAAAAGTAATCTGCCACTTGTAATCCCTCTCACTCAATAACCGGAGCCTCTTGAGAGAGAGCCATACAAAGCCCCACTTGTCGTTCCTGCAACCTTTGTATCGGTGCTGTTTGTATAGAACGCAGTTCCGCCTCTCTCTTCTATGACTGCCATCGCAGCCTCCGCTTGCTTCTCAAACGACGCTAACTGTTTATTGAATCTGATGTCTGATGTGCCTTGGTCCTTTTCGGGAACCACGGCGGGAATAGTGTCTATTAGCACACGTAGGCAATCTACGCATACCATGAATTTTATCGCTGACTCTTTCAAAGCGTCAGTGGGTGCGTTGGTTGTCACCCCGACCAAGTTGGCAGCACGGGCCTTCTTGTTGACTTCCGCCGTGCGTATGCTTATGTATTCTGTGATAGTGCCTGTGTTCAAACCTCTCGGTCTGTTGAGCAAATCACGAATTTGCGCTTCCGTCACCGCCATGTCCAAACCTCTTATCGTAGTCCGATGGCACGTCTATGACTATCATGTTTGATGAAGGTTTCTCCGCTCTACCCACAACAACTACCCTGCGGGTAGCCAATATCTTGTCAGCCATCTCGGATGCGGGAAGCCAATAGAGAGCCTTGCGTGGTGCAGTAAGTAGACTTAGCGGGTGATCCTTGAACTTGCCACCTGCGTTTCGGTGGATTCTGACCATGTAGCCTAGTCCGGGCTTGTAGTGCTTGAGCCTGTGCTTTAGATCAGCGACAGTTGCGCCTTCGGGAATAGCAATACCCTTATCTTTGAGTTCAGCAACAAGTTTTGCCTTGGACGGCCCCTTGGGTTTAGGGGCCGCCTTCGGCTTAGGTGCTGCCTTTTTAGGGGCTGCTTTCTTAGCAGGTGCTTTCTTCTTAGTTGCCTTGTCCGGCATCTAATCACCAATCAGGAGCGCACTCCGGTCAACTTCACAATTCTGTGGTTCTTGCCGGATGAAGCACCGTCTTGGTGTTCGTGGATAACGCTGCCCATGTAGCCGGTTAGTAGCCAATCGAAACCGACACCGGGGATTCTCGTCAACTCAGTCTCTTGGAAGCCCTCGCCGTTGTAGGTGAAGAACTCAGCAGTTTCAGCACCGGGAACCATGAGTAGAGCGTCGTTGCCAAGGGCAGACGAAGCACCGAAGTCACGGGTGTAGTAGATGCTTAGGTTTGCTATTCTTCGTAGGTGGTCGCCAAGGGACTCGACTACGTTTCCGTATAGAGTCGTGTTGAGGATGGCGGATCTCTTGTCGGCTGGAAGGACTAGAGCAAGAGGCTCGTTGCCGGAAACCTTTGCGTTTGCAAAGATGTCGTCCATTGCCGATAGGATGTCGCCCTCTTCGTCGGCGGAACCGCTACCGAACACAGCCGTAGCAGCCACAGTGTTGTCTGCGCCGCCAGCGAGCGTGGTTAGGATGTGGTTGTCGATTGTGTCAGCCCTTGCCCTTACGATAGCCAACTGCTGCCTGTCGATGTTCTCAAAGGACTCGCCTCGTAGCCTTACAGCGTCGAGGAAGGTGCATCGGCCCTGTCCCTTCTCTAGTTTGGCCGAGTAGTTGGCCGTGCCGAGGTTGGTTGGGTCGGTGATGGCTATGTCATCTAGTGGGTATGAGAAAGTTCCTACAACGCCCGTATACCATGTGAATGATAGCCAAGGCACGCTTCGGACACCAACAAGGTCGGTGGCGATAGCGATGGTGTTGGACTGTAGTTGAATGAAGTCCCTCAAGGTCTGCTCAAGGACTGCATCGCCGGGAGCGAATGGTCCTGCTGCTGCTTCTACGTTTAGTATCTCTTCTAATGTTTGGTTCATACTTTTCATCTCCTTAAATTATTCTCCGCCCAATCAGGCTATGTCTGCCCCCGCAGTCATAACAGGGATGAGTGTGCCAGCAGCGACGGATGCAGCACCCTCGCCAACGTAAAGTCCTAGTTTCTTCGATGAGTGGTCGTTGCTGTCTATGCACTGACCGGATGCACCGACGAAGACTGTTAGCCCCGTTGTGTAAGTCTGTGAAGCCTCGGACTGAACCATAAGGACTCCGCCGAGTGGGTAGTAAGCGACTGTAGCACCGGATGTCTCTAGTGCGCCGTCTGCGCCCCTTGAGGACTCTCCTGCGGAGACTCCGATGGCGATCTCGCCGTCAGCACATAGGTCAACAGTGTTGTTGGTGCTGTCGTTGACTAGTAGTAGCCCCTTGGCACTGACAGTCGTGCTTGCTTTCAATGTTGCGTTTCGTGGGTCGGCTCCTTCTCCATACATCTTAGATCATCTCCTTCATGTTCTCGTAGGATGGCGCAGTCATTCTGTTGCGCTCATCTGCTGCGAGTGTCTTGTTCCAAGCGGAGGCCCATGCGTTCCACGCTTTGCTGTAAATTTTCTCGTCGTTGCTGACGAGTCTGCCGTTGAGGTAGTTGGAAACCATTGGCCTCTCTTCTTCTCCGGGCATCGAAGCCTCGACGGGCTTTTCGACTGACTCCACGGGGGTCATCTCGACAGGGGTTGGCTCCGGGTGGGAGGCTTCCCATGACGCTATGAGCGTTTCTAGGGTCGGTGTCGATAGGTCTTCGTGACCTGACATTCCGAGGTCCGTGGCTTTCTCTACGAGGACCATTCTCTCGGCCTCGACGCGAGCAGCCTCGGCAGCCTCGTATTCGGCTATCCTGCTGTTTGCGAGGACAAGTTCGGCCTGTAGTGCCTCCATTTCCTCGGTTTTGTCTTCAATCATAATTTCTTCCTCGGTCATTGCAATCACCTTTGGGTTGATTTCAGCAGTATTCGACTGACTTATAATAGTTTCTTGCGAAACCATAGGTTTTTCTACCTTTTTCTTCTCGATTGTCTCAACATTCGCCCGGTTATATGCGGGTCGCCTTACCAAAGCAAGGTGATCGAAAGTGAAGTCTTCGCCAAAGACGAGGCCATCCTCGTCAGCCGATACGGGAATACCCGAACCGCCTATAGAGACTCCATATCCTTCCTGCTTCCAAAGGCCATCCTCCATAGAGGCGAACAACTCTTCCCGTGTGACGTGTGCGACGTATCTTACATCGTAGCCAGCGTTGGTTGTTAGGAAGGTTGCGCTGACGATGTAGCCGACATTTGATTCCTCAAGACCTTCTATGTTGCGGCTAAAGCCAGCACCATGCTCATTTGCCTTGGGGTGCATGAGTGTTAAGTCTGAACCTGCCATTTGGTCTACCACTGACTTTGCGCCAGCGTGTGTCAAGGACCACTTGTTCTTGTTCATACCTTGGTGGAAGGCTATACCTCGTATCTCATAGATGGTTTGACCTGTCTCGGCTATGACCTTTGCCTCTACCTCGTCTATGTCAACCTCCAACGTGACAGCCACTTTGACGCACTTACCATCCTTCTTCTCGTAGCCGGGTTTGCAGGAACTCGTCTTCTTTATGTGATAACTACTGTTATACTTGATGTTGCGAGTTTTATAGACATCTTCTTCATGGTCGTTATTATGAAGGGCATTATACTCGTCCTTTTCCTTCTTGTTCTTTTTCATGTGATAACTCTCGACCTCGACATCTTTACCCTTGTTTTTGCTCATGTATTCCTCATGAGTCTTGCATGGCATGAAGACGGTCTTTCCGTTTTCTTCATGAGAGTGTATTTCGTCACACCCCATTCTCTTTGCTTCTTCCATTGCTTCTCCGGGGTTGTCATAGACACCTCTTCGCAACATCTCGGCTTCTAACATTTCTATCTCGTTTTCTTCTTCTGCTTCAAAATCATCCATACAACCACATCCACATGGGGCTTCTCCGGCTTCTACCTTTCTACCACTTTCCCACTGTCTGCAAGACCAATACCGGGCCTTATACTTTGGACCGGGACTGTCACAGTTATGTCGGGAACGGAAATTCTTTCTTCTTTCGGGATCATCACGCTTGATCTCCATGTTCGGGTCGCCAAACCTAACGAGAACCACGTTTCCGTTTGGCCCCATCGTGTAGACACCGAACTTCTTATTTGCTCCGGGTGTGCGGAAAGGTTTGTTGAGCGTGACCTTGCGGCCTTGATACTCGGCGGCAGAAACATCAATGTCGCCCCAATCCTCGTAGGCGACCTTTTCACCACCACAACCGCACCCACACGACATGGAGCGGAAAGTCAAACAGTGACTTATTAATCCTTCTTACCGCTACCCTTGCGTGGATGGCCTCTTGGAAGAAGGTCGTTATCTTGCACGTATTTGGGGTTTGATGGCCTACCGGACTTGACAAGTCGTAGAAAGGCGTTGACCCTTGCCATCGACCACGCAGCCCTGCTGATTCCGGGCCTGTGTGAAGTGGAGTATGCACCTGCGCCCCGGCGATAGACTGCCTTGAGCATTCTGAGAGTCACCTTGCGGTCAGACTTCTCATTGTGGTTCTTGACCTTGTTTTGCAGCGACTTCGTGACACTTTCGCTGAATGTCACCTTACCGCCGGGACGAGCAGAACCGGGCTTGTTTCGTGGGCTGCCCTTGATCCTGTCTTTCTTAGGTGCGGGAGTTGAACGGATGTCTGCGGTCTTATCTGCATAAGTCAGACAGACGGCATACCTTTGGTCACGGTTAGGAAACTCACGGTTCATTTTCGTGTCTGCCATGCACCTGTTGATGAAGGCGGCTCGGTTCTCATCGGGTCTTCTTGTAGGCATAATATCACAATCCCGTCACATCATACGCCAACCATGCCGTCTGAGCCTCTTCGGGCGTAGAATAATTCTGTGGTAGATTTCTTAGGAATGTCCTGTAGTTTCTTTCGGCATCGCTCATCGTTCTATCTGCAACAGCCCACCAATCGGTGTCGTTTAATTCTTGATTTCTCTCCCACCTTATCATATCCCAATCAACACCATAATCCGTGACCGTCGTTTCACCATTCTCATCTGTGGATGTTATTGTTGTGGCTATTCTACTCTTATTCATACTAATCACCTACGCCTTTTTAGCAAATGCCATGAATGCTTGATAACCTGCCGATACGCTTAACGTCCCAATGCTCGCAGGTAGGGCATTGACCGTTCCAGATACCAATTGAAGTGTGCTTCTGTTGTAAATACCTCCCGGCATCCCAACAACAGAACCAGCAGTTCCATGTGTTGTTAAAGTAAGGTTTGCCCCTGTGGTTGTATTTGTTATGGCGCACCAATACAATTCATTTGCTGTGAAGGTTATGCCACTTGACCCCGCCGCCATTGTAGCCATATTAGTTCCCGACGTTGGAGAAGCGAAGGTTGCGGTGCTATTGGCTACTTTATTGGTAGGAAATCCATCTGAATTGGATTCATAAACGCACATTTCAGCAGGGTTGCTTGTTCCAGACATTCTGAACCCTATTTCCTTTATGGTCGTGTCCTGTCTAAATAGCCAAGGAGCAAATTGTATGTCATCGGAAAGAGTGTTAGATCCTACCGTAAGCACGTTCATTGAGAGAGGTGGATTGGCAGAAGGAACAAAAACCAGCACGTTAGTCCCGAAGTTGGGCCAATTAGTGACGGCTTGCATATAACCCGATCCACCGCTACCACCTGCTATCGTTATTGTTTTTGTAGCCCCCGTTCCCGATGCAACTACACCACTACCGACAAAGTTTAGTGTTGTTCCCGTTGTCGATAATGCTGATCCCTCATCTTGTATTGTGACTCCGCCACCACCACTTTGAGCGACCCAATCAAGGTTGCCCGAACCATCAGTCTTCAGAACCTCGTTTGCGGAACCATCGGTGTTGGGCAAGGTCAGTGTGTATGAGGCTGCTGCCGAGTGTGGTGGACCCTTGATAACTATACCATGAGAGTTCTGCTCGCAGTTGAGTTTGAACTGACCAGCACCCTTAGTTGCGTTGCCTTTGAAAATAACTTGTCCTGTTCCGTTTGGGTTCAACTCTATGTCACCGTTGCTCACTGAAACAATGTCATTACCATTGACATCCAAGTTTCCCCCCAACTGCGGGGTTGTATCTCCAACTATATCGCTGGCGGTGGCTTGTGCGGCGATGGCTGCCTCGGCTACATCCGTTATATGTTCTGTCCCAATGATGTTCTGCATTTTACGATTTTTTGGCATAGTATCACTCCGGTTTCACATATTCATCTATAGCATCATAGGCAGCATTCGGTCCTGCTTCTGCATAATTAGCAGGTAAGTCTCTCAAGAATACTCTATAGTCAATCCATGCTTGAGAGGGGTTTTGGTCTGAGAAAAATCTGTAGTCAGATTCTCGCAACTCATGATTTCTATATTCTCTTACTATATCCCAAGAAACATCTGTATATCTTGTTTCAACTAGATTGCCTTCGCTATCATAACTCTCTATTTTCCTACTCATGATAATCTCACTCCTACGTTTGGCGTATCAACATACAAAGGAAATGTGTTGTAATCAATGCTAATAGTAGTTGGTAGACCGCCATTTTGCGTCCCGGTTTGATGTCTAAGTGCTTGGCCGTTTGCGCTACCAAGCAAAAATGGATTTGTCCTTCCAAAAGGCCCGCCAGCGTGTCCCGACTGAGTGTTTCCTTTGTATGCAGTTGACATTATAGGATAAAGACCGCTTGGGTCTTGATTGAACGCAAACCCTATGTAAAACATATCTCCGCCTGTAATCGCTGCTGAACGTCCACTCTCAACACTGACTGCTACCTCTTTTGTTCCGGTGCTAGTGACAGGTATGGAAGACGAACACTCTAATGTGCTAGGCATACCATATGAGTCTGTGCTATACACACCCAAATCAAGAGTCAAACCCGATGTTCCCGATGCTGTATTTACGTTAGCGCACAAATGAGTAATAGTTTTATCCAAAGGCAACACGAATGGAACAAACATAACATAACTTTGACTGTAAGAAGTGTTCGTAAGCCCACCATTGTAGGGACCATATGGTTGTTGAGATATGTTTAGTATATCGTTTGAAGAGGCGAAACTGTTTGAACCACCAACAGGCTCATAACCGCTAAATGCTGCATATTTATTACCACCTGTGCTTAAAGTAGTCCATGATGGTGCTGCGCTTGAGCCTTGAGATGTCAACACCTGTCCAGCCGTTCCGTAGTTCGCACCCGCTATACCAAATTGACCCGACGATGCTATTCTAAATCTCTCGCTCCCCCCTGTTGAAAAGGCCAATTCATCGGCTGCGGAGAAAAACATACCTGTATTTTGGTCGTTAGACCTTGAGTATCTAGGAGAAGATGCTGAACCATCTTGACCTGCTAAGAATCTTTGACCTTCAGATGCTCCATTTGCCTTTATGTTTCCAGCAGCGAACAACGATTGGCTTGAATCGGGGTGCGCTCCTATTCCCACCGCACCTGTGCTACTTATAGCAAAGCGAGTGTTGTCGGGGTTGGCTGCATCTTCAACGACAAAGGCGTTTCCACTTCCGGTCTGTGTTATTCTCACAAGTTCTTGGTCTGAAGATGCGCTTATTACGAATTTTTCTGAATCTGTTGTGTCGTCATAAGTGAATGAAGAAATACCACCGAATGAACCTCCATTATTGTATTGTATCTGAGTGTCAGAACCACCGGGAGAGCCACCTGTTGCGGCTATGGTGACAGCACCAGCCGACTCGCTGATACTAATGTTGGAACCTGCGGTGAAGGCGAGTGTCTCCGTTGCGCCGAGGGTGTTGCCACCTGCGGTCACGGGCCTAAAGGTGTTGGTGTCCGTGTTAGTGTCTGTTGCCGCTATCGTGATCGTGTCAGTGGATGCGTTGGTGGTGATGGTGACGTTTGCACCTGCGGCTATGTTAAGCGTGTCTGTGGCGGCATCTGCGACTATGTTGCTTTGCCCCGACACGGCCACATTCTTGAAAGCAAGGGTAGCACCACCTTCGGCTTGTGCCGCTATCGCTTGTTCTGCGGCATCTGTGATGTGTTCCGTGCCGACGATGTTCTGTAGATGGCGATTCTTCGGCATACTCCGAACTACCCGCAGGTGTTTCATAAATGTTATCTTCGTTTAAAGATAAGGTCTGACCAATCGTGGATGGTAGAGCCACTAATCGCAGAAAGAAAGAAGAACCAAATGAACAAACCACAAAGGGCATCAATCATCTCGTAGCCTCGCATACTGAAAGACTTTGGCCCACAAGAGCAAGCCTGTCCCTATCCACAGCAAACAGCAGATGGGAAAGAGGTATTCAATCAAAGTCCTCGCCTAGTAAGCCACAGATCGAGCATAATTGAAAGGGACACAAAGAACACAATGAAGAAGACGAACTCATTCACTTCTTGCCCCCTTTGCTTCCGCCATTCGTTATGACAAACTCATCCATCTTTAGTTCGTGGGACTTCTGCATCTTCTCCATTTCTAATTCGTGGTTGATCCGAGCCATCTCCAAAGCCCTAACGTGATCTTTCTCGGCATCGGTGGAGGCCACGTCGGAAGCAAGTTGGTCGGGTAGGATGTTAATCTTAGCAGACTCTTTGCCCTTGAACAAGTCTAGGACTGATGTTATCATTAGTAGAGCAGGACCGCCGAGAAGACCGATGACAGTGAGTTGTGAGTCGGTGATTTCCCTCTCTTGCACGATGCTGAAGTAAGAGGCTGTGGATGCGATTATGACCCAAGAAAGGACAACGCCAAGGCCAAAGACTAGCATCAGTTTGTCGTTTGGGCCTGTGCCTTTCCTCGCCATGCCCATACCAGCATTCTTGCGTCTTATTAACATTTCACCCATTAAAATAAGCACTAGGCTAAACGCCAATCCATAGAACCCGTAGAAGAGAAGGTCGGAGAAAAACGAGCCTGTTGTTCCTATATCAATTACCATCTGCTGCACCCGGCTGTGAGTTCTCTCTCGGTAGTTCGCCTACGTTGCCACCGCTTGATGACCCGTCCTTCCTCATGTCTCCGTCCCTACCGACGGTGGGTAGGTTGAGTTCGTCTAGGGCTTGGTTCAATGTGATGATACCGGAGTTCCAGCCGAGAGCGACACGCTGCATGATGTTGAGCGGTGTCTCGGAGTCCATAGCATCGAACTTGATGGTTGGTAGGTCTTGCCTTCTGTATGGGATGTCAAGCAGGTCTAGGTGCATCATGAACATCTTGGTGGCGGCCTCACCGAGTATTCGGTGCATCCTGCTGATAGCACCAACGGCCCACAGGTTTGCGTTGTAGGTCGCCGCAAACGTGGACCCTCGCTCTTGGCCCGCAGCGACACGGGGAACTTGTAGAACGGCTGCGATGTCAGCGTTGATGGTGTCGAGGAAGTCCGTGTTGTTCGGCACGGAGTTGCCCACATCGACGTGGTGCAGTTGAACGTAGTGTGGTAGGATAGGTATCTGATCGCCTCGCAGTCCCTCAAACAGACTGATTACCTCGTCCATGATGTGCTTGAGCCTGTCGTTCTGCTCGGCGGGGTCTTGGATATGCTCGATGGCCGACTTGTCGATGGTGATGAACTGCTTGGTCATGCTGTCCTCAAGGCTGATCCGGTTGTTCATGCTGTTATACTTCATGCGTATGGGTTGCTTCAATGCGGTGAACCGGGACGCACCCCACACACCGTAGGTTCGGCGGCCCTTGTTGTCGGTGAACCAATTGGATCGGTAGTCGATTTTGATGTGCATGATCTCGTTGGCGGGGATGTCGCGCTCATACATCGTGCCTTCACGCACCATATACTTGTCTGCGTTGATGATTGGGTTGTCCTCGTCTGCGACGAAGTAGGAACCAAGCCCACCACGCTCGTCAACGATGGTGATCTGCTTGACAGGAAGTGACTGTATGCCCGTGATACCTACCCCTGCCCTTCCGATGATCTTGTTGATGTCGTTGCCGTAGACCATGAGCGAGCGCATGGCGTTAATCATGATGTCATCGAAGTCGATTGTCTCTTCAACGAGTTCTCGTATGGCGTTGCGTATGCTGGCGTTTCGCCCGCGTGAGTAGTTTATCTCGTAGTTGTTGGCTGTGAGGCTGACTGCACGAACCGCGCCGTTTAACTCCGGGTCGATCTTCAGCATTTGGTCATACAAGTCAAACTCGTTGTCGAAGTTGCTGTCCTTTCGCATTCGCTCGGTGTCCCTAGTGATGTCGGGAATACCGGCCACTTGGTTGAATGGCTCAACCATCATGCCCATTCGCTCTATCATTGGGTTGGGATTCTCCTTTCTTCTCGCTCGGAATATGTTCCATCGGCTACCCTCGGCCATACTGATACGTTAGCGCGGGTGTTTATTAATGGTTGGGGTGACGTTTTAATTATTTTTATTGTTTTGACGCTTTTTCAAAAAAAATAACCGTTATACTGCGCTAATTTATCTTAATTCTTTTATTTCTTCATTAGCGTAGAACACTAACCTAAAGGTTAGTAGGGCTTTTCCCAAACACACTATTGAAAGAATAAAATTAATCGGTAGCATCCTTGCAGTCATGCGTTTTATTTTTTTGGTAAAAGTTCAAAACATTAGAAAATAATAACAAGGGCCATACGTTAATAAGGCACGGATTACCTGTTTCCGGCATGGGAGAGCGATTTACCGGCGGGGTTGACCTCATCGAGAAATATGCCAATGATAGAGGCTTCAACAACGAGAGGCAGTTTGCTAGGTTCCTACATGAGATAGAACCAAGGCGAAGCCCGGACGCATGGCGCAAGGCGATACAGCGTTGGACGAAGAAGGGCAACACATTTAGAACGATGGTCGATGACTACGAAGAAACTTCGTTGATCACATCGAAGCACTACTACGACAAGGCCAATGACAGATACATCTGCATGATGGAAAGCGTGGACGGTATGTATGTGGTAGAGGGTGAAAAGCACAGGGCCATGCGAAGGGCATACTCCAACACGGGTGGCGGCATGACCGTCGATGACCTAAGCCGTGAGTTCGATATGCCCGTTCCCATCGTTGGTGAGTATATACGCATACACGGGTGGAAGCATAGCATGGACCCGTTCACCGATGAAGAGGTCAAGATGCGAACCGTGGATGACATGGTTGACGAGATGGTTTCCCTACGACGGATAGATGTCGTGAGGCGTGCGGAGCAGAAGCGGTGGAGGCAGATCGAGAAAGAGGCTGACGCATACAGGTATCTCAAGGAGACTATCGGTGACGAGTTCAAGGAGTTGCTTAAGAATCACAAGGCCAAGCCGGTCAGACCGTTCAAGTTGAAGTCGTCTGACAGGGACTACGCCGTGGTCATTTCCCCAACGGACTTGCACTACGGCAAGGCTGGCTGGAAGTTGGAGGTCGGAGAGGCTTACGATTTCGATGAGGCAAGAGAGAGGCTGCTTGAGAAGACGAGTCAGTTGGTAGAGAGGCTACCTAGCCAGCCGGAGAAGATATTCGTGACGGCTGGTTCCGATTGGTTTCACGTTGACAACGACCTTGGCACAACTACGAAAGGCACAGGTCAAGACATGGCTGGCAGTCCAGCGCAGATTCTCATGCAGGGCTGTCAATTGGCACAGGAGCATATCGACAGTCTGAGGGCCGTCGCCCCCGTAGAGATAGTTTTCATGGGTGGGAACCACGACAGGCACAGTTCCCTCATGCTCATGATGTATCTCGATGCTTACTACAAGCACGCAGATGATGTGAACGTGATTGTCAGCCCACACATAAGGCAGTATGTCAACTACGGCAACAACCTCATGGGCTTCACACATGGCGATGGCAAGGTCATGAACAAACTACACTCATTGATGGCGCACGAAGCGAGAAGAGATTGGGGTTCGACGCAGAACCATATGTGGTTCCACGGACACCTGCATCATCAGCAGATGGTCGAGCGGGGCGGTTGTATGATCATACAGTTGCCGAGTTTGGCCGGAGAGGACAGGTATCATGCAAGGCATGGTTATACTATGGCGAGAGCCGGTCTGTGCGCCCACATGATCGACAAGGAGTTAGGACTTGTCGGAACTATGTTTGCGCCGGTGATGCCCGATGAGTGAGTGGACGAGCGCAAAGTGCTGGTCATGCGGTTGGGTCGCACCACGTATTCTAAGGGCCAAGGCAGTCACAGGCATATGCCCACATTGCGGCAAGAAGGACTTGCATCCGAGGTGATTCGATGGGGTTCATGCAAGACTTTGCGATGGAGCGTTCCCGCAACGACGTTGAGTATTTCTATAAGTGGTTGGGCTACACATGGGGCAAACACATCGGAGAATGGATGGATATGTATGGCGACAGGAAGGGAGTGCAGGTGCAAAGGGTCTGCGTGATCGCACCGAGGGATCATTCCAAGTCAACTACCTTGAGGATAAAACTACTACACAAATGCTTGTTTGAGAAGTGGCGTGACAAGCCTATGACGATTTGGCTGTTCTCAGCGAGCAAGGACTTGGCAAGCAGAAGGCTTGAAGAGATACGGGAGGACTTGAAGCGTCACCCGCAGTTGAGCAGGTATCTCGACAGCAAGAGGGGCAACAAGTTGGAGTTGCGGTTCACAAACGGGGCATGGATTCGTGCCACGTCGGTTGGTGCTGCGATCCGTGGTGAGCATCCCGCTTGCATAGCATTCGATGACGTTCTCGATGATACGGGCGACACTAATTGGAATGAGGTTCGCAATTGGTTCCGCAAGAAGATCACACCGATGCTCAGTCCCGGCACAAGCCTCTACGTGGTTGGCACGCCGTTGAGCATGAACGACCTGTATCACACGGAAATGATCGGCAACAAGACGTGGACGACGGGGGTTTGGAGTGCCATACCGAATTGGGACGAGTATCGTGCAGACCCCGATGCCGTGAAGCCGAAGCCATTGTGGGGCGAGTATCGTCCGATTGACTTCCTACTTGAGCAGAAAGAGGCGATGGGTGAGTTGTCATTCGTGCAGGAGTATCTGTGTCGGGTTGTTGACGATGAGGCTGCGGTGTTCCCACGGGGTCAGACCCGTAAGAACTTGCAGATGGAGCGGGTGTTGGGTATCGAGAAGCAAGACGATTGGCGATACGTGTTGGGCTTCGATCCAGCGCACGGTGTTGGGCAGGACTACTCGGTGATCGTGTGCTTGGCACAAGACCCGGAGGGCTACGTCCACTTCGTCAATATGTGGAGGCGCAACGACTTTCCACCGGACAAGCAAGCAGATATGCTGGTCGAGTGGTCAAAGCGGTTCAATGCGCCGATTGCTGCGGAGGACGTGGGTTTCCAGCAGTTGTATGAGAGCATACTCATTCAGAAGGGCGCAGTCGTTGATTATCGAAAGAGCAAGGCGAGCAACAGGACGTTGAAGCAGGGGTTGATGAACAGGCTGCGAGTTTGGTTTGAGCGTGAGATGGTCTGCTTTCCATATGGTGATGACGAGACAAGGCGACTTGTCAGCATACTCTTGGAGGAACTAGAGACTCACGCATGGCGAAACGGGTTGATCGTTGACTTAGGCAAGCACAATGACTGTGTTATGGCCTTCGCACACGCCATAGACCAATTCACCTACAAGCAACAGGATATGCCGGTGGTCATGACGACCATGAGTGGTGGTGCGTGGTTGGGCGGTGGTCGATCCAAGATAAGAAGAGACTTTGAGGGAGCCGGTGGTAAGGTGATAAACCGGAGGCGGTTCTAGTGAAAAATGCCGAAGGGGAGTTTTGTGATATGTGGAAGCAAGAATTAGCGAAGAGTCAGACGAGAGGACCGATGAACAAGAGGACGCTATACCCATTCCTCATGAAGTGCTTGGCGGAAGAGGGCTTCTTCTCGGAGTGGCGCACCCCGGAAGAGATCGCGTTTGAGGCCAACAAGCGGGTGAGCAAGACGTGGCGACCAATACGACCTAGCACGGTCAGACGGTATTTGCAGAAGGCTGGCTTGAAGATGCAGGAGCGCAAGCAGAACCAAGCGACCCCCTATGAATATAAACTATAGGGTTTCAAAAAATTTGGTAAAAAATTTCGCGTGGGGGTAGGCTGTATACCGCCGGGTGTGTCTCTTAGTTTTGGCAGAAAAACGGCCAACAGGGGCGCAGTCCATCGTTTTGCCCCTACAAATAGGTTATAACCTCCGACCCCCTCCGACAACCATGCAACGCAAGCACGCGACGCACGGAGGCATAACAATGAACGCCACCCCAAACGGAGGTGAGAACGACGGAGGATTCAACGGGGTAGTCCTAGCAACGGCGGCGGCCCTTGGTCTAGGGCCGCAGCGCGGCGGCGATTACGTCAGCGTATGGCACGCACAGCAAGCCCTCAACAGGGCTTCAGCAGAAGCACCCACGACAACCGCATATATTCCCGTGGCCCGCGCCCTAGCGCGTGAGGATGGCACGGCACGCATTACGATCTATACCGGCGGCGACGACGTGACCAAGAGCAACCGCAAGGGCGAGTTCAATTTCAGCATCGGAACGCGCCACCTTTGCGCGTGTGGCACGACAGACAGCAACGGCGACCCGTGCATAGGCAAGAACGGCCACGCGCCCGGAGTGGCCTTCGGTGACTTCACCGGTTCCCTGTGTGGCGTCAACCACGACAGCACGCCATTCATGCCCATGATTGAGGTTAGGCAGGGCGTAGACTTTCACCGCAAGGTGCGCGCGCCACTGATGACCGCCGACGGCTTGACCCGCTCGCTGATCCTAACCGAGCGCGTGGGTGGCGGTTCCCGTGGCTTGAACGCTGACTCCCCGGAATACAGACAGAACCGCGACTTCAGAACCGT